AAAACTGAAGGAAACATTGTAGATGGTTCAAAGGGTAGCTGGACTTTACAGGAGGGTGCTGAAGATATATACTTAATCAATAACAAATCTAATGAAAAATTTAGATTAAAGTTAGAAAAAATTTAAAGGAGATACTAATGGGTATTATTTCAAATGGAAACACAGTAATCGATAATGGCGCAATTGATGCGAATGAAGTTGATACTACGCAAATAGCCAATGATGCCGTGACTGCGGACAAACTTGCAAACACAGCTGTTTCAGCTGGATCTTATACATCTGCATCAATAACAGTTGACGCTCAAGGAAGAATTACTTCTGCATCTTCAGGATCTGGCGGAGCTGGTGGTTTTGTTCCAAAAACTTTATCTTTAGGACCTTCTTCAGGAACTTATAGTTCAACAACAGGAACATCAGCTATTTTAGCTTACGCTGTTGGAGGAGGCGGAGGAGGCGGATCCGGAAATGATGGAAGAGGTAAATATGGTGGTGATGGTGGTGCTGGAGCTTTTGGTGCATATACTAAAGATGTTACTCATCCATTTTCCCAACCTTTTTCAGTAGGAGGCGGAGGCGCTGCTGGTCCGGCTGGTTCTTCTACCCCTGGAAGTTCCGGTGGTGCAACATCTCTAGCAACTGTTTTTAATGTTAATGGAGGATCTGGCGGAACTGGTGGTAATTTTGTCCCTGGTAACGTGGGCGCTACTGGAAACGTATCTAATTCACCAACCCCTGCTAGTGTATCAGCTACTAACCCAGATGTTTATCCTGTATTTACTAGTTTGGGAAGAGGAGGAGCTGGTGGTATAAATAGTGTAAGTTCAGGAAAAGCTGGTGGAATTACAATTTACGAAAATATAGGAACAGGTTAAAAATTATGTCAAAATATGGTTTTTTTTACAATAATATTGTATTTGCGATTGCTGAATCTGAAAATGAAAAAATTTTTTTATCTGATTTTATTTCAGATTCAATAGTCAAGCCATTAACAGATGAACAATTTAATAATGCTAAAAATTTTAAATCACAATTAATTTTAGATAATGAGGTAGTTAAAGAAAATTCAATGATAGCTCAGCCTCTTAATGATTCTTCAATTATTGAAGAGTTAGCAAGAGTTCAAATAAAAGATTTTATAAAAAATGCTTTATACAAAATAAATGGATGGCTGGACGCAAACCCCACTAATGATAATTTTACTTATTGGAATGATTACAAAAGTAAACTTCAAGAAGTTGATGTAGATGCTATGGTCTTTCCACTAGGTTTTGAAACTTTTCAAGAATGGTTTTGTAACCAGACTGGTCACCCGCAAAAAAGTCACTTGCAACTACCTTAATAATAAGATAAAAAAATGAAATGTTTCCAGAAAGACAAATTGAATTTGGCATTCATAAAGATTTAATTAATATAGAAATTATACAACCAAAAGAAACAAAAAAAATTTTACCTAATTGGTATAAAAATATTGAAAAAAATTCTTTAGCTTTTAGGAATATTAAAGGCTGTATACCTTTTTTAGACAATATTTCGGCAGGCTACGTACTACCCTTACCTCAAGATCTTTACATATCACACAATATTAAAAACGAGGATACTGGAAAAATAGATTCTTTTTATCAATTTTCTTTCGCAGATGGTCTCAAGGAAGAATTATGCGATTTGTATAATATGAATGGATCTAAACAAACAGCTCACAACTTAGCACAAGTTGGTGGTGCCGATAGTTTTTTAGGTAAAAAAAACGGAAACAATCATATAATTAAGATTTTGAACCCTTGGCAAATAAAAACTCCGCCAGGATATTCATGTCTTTTTACTTCATTAACATATAATGAAAATGATTATTTTTCAGCAATTCCTGCGATTGTAGATACAGATGTATATGAAGATATAATTAATTTTCCAATAATAATCAATCATGAAAAATACTTTTCTTTTAAAAAATTTTTTAAACAGGGTTTACCGTATGTTCAAATAATTCCTTTTAAAAGAGATTCATGGAAAAAAAAAATAACTATAAAACAAGAAAACAGATCTGAAAAGTTTAAGTTTTTTTCAATAGCCATGGATAGATACAAACAATTAGTCTGGAATAAAAAATCATGGAGATAAAAAACTATATAAAGATTGTAAATGATTTTCTACCTTATTCTGCACTTTCTTCACTTTTGCAATGGGTAAATTTAAAAAACAATAAATTTGAAAAAGCAAAAGTTATTACAAACGGAAATGAAAAAATTATAGAAGAGATAAGAAAAGTTGATAATTTTGGATTTGATCAAAATTCTAAATCAAAAACTGAAATACATTGGTGTCGTTTTTTAAGTTATTATTTTACTCAACTATGTCAAAAATATGAAAATGATTTAAAAGTTAAAACATCTGTAAATGATCTGACAGATTTAATTTTTTTAAAATATGAAAATGGAGGTCACTACAAAACTCACAGCGATCATTCTGGTAAAGCTCCTAGAACTCTTTCTATAATATATTTACTCAATAACGATTATGAAGGAGGTGAATTAATATTTAAATCTCCAGATGAAAAAGATGAACTTATTAAAATTAAAAAACCAAATACTGCAGTTATATGGCCAAGTAATTTTTTGTATCCACATCAAGTAAATCCAGTAACAAAAGGGTTAAGGTATTCTATTGTATCATGGGCAGTATAAAAGAATTTAAATATAAAATTGTTAAAAATTTTTTAGATGAAAAAGAAATAGAAATTGCAACTACTTACAGTTTACTTAGACATAAGAATAATTTTACTAATTTTGATGAACATCATTCGAGAAGTGTAACTAATAATTGTGATAGCGTGTTTTATACAGATCCTTTTGCAGAAACTTTATTAATACAAAAAACAAAATTAATGGAAAAAGAAAGTGGTTTAAAATTATACCCAACTTATTCTTTTATGAGAGTGTATACTTTTAATTCTGAATTAAAAAAACATACAGACAGAGAATCTTGTGAAATTTCAGTAACAATAATGTTAGGTAGTGATGGAACAAAATGGCCTATATACATGGACGACAATCCAATAGAATTAAGTCCTGGTGATGCTTGTGTTTATTTAGGAAGAGACGTAAAACATTTTAGAAAAAACTTTAAAGGAGATTGGCATTCACAAATTTTTTTACACTATGTTGACCAAAATGGTATTTACAAAGATTTCAAATACGATAAAAGAAAAATTACTCCAGAAGTTTAATGCAATTAAATATATTTAATATACCTGTATTTATAGAAAATATTGATTGTAACAAATTAAAATTTAATGAAGCTTTGTTTCAAGAAACGTGGGAATCAAAAACCCAATCAACTTTTGAATCTGGAAATCATTTTTTAAATAAAGAAAGTAGCGATTATTTGTTAAGTATTATTGCTGAAATGTTATACCCAGAACTTAAAAAAAAATTTACAATAAATTTACAAAGAATATGGATTAATAGATATTCAAAAAATGATTATCAAGAAGAACATACTCATAAATTAAGCCATTTCAGTTTTATTATTTATTCAAAAGTTGAACAAAGTAATACAGTGTTTTTATCGGCTTATAGAGAAATTGTAGAGGCTTATGACATGAGTGAATTATTTGAAACAAAATATCAATTCCCTTGTAGATCTAATCAAATAATACTTTTTCCTAGTTTTTTACGGCATAGAGTAAAAAAATTAAATTGTGATTATGAGACTATATCAGGAAATATAACTTTAAATTTCAACTAATTGAAGCTCACTTTTAAATAAGGTATAATACGATATGCCTTTAACAAACATACAAATAGCACCAGGATTTAACAAACAAGTCACGGAAACCGGAGCAGAAGGTCAATGGACTGATGGAGATTTTGTTAGATTTAGATACGGTTCCCCTGAAAAAATTGGTGGATGGGAACAGATTACATCAGATACTTTAGTTGGAGCTGTAAGAAAACAACTTGTGTGGGCTGATTTAGATGGAAGAAGATACGCAGCTTTAGGAACTAACAAAGCTTTGTTTATTTATTATGAAGGTGGCTTTTATGATATTACACCTTTAGATACAGCATTAACGGGTTGTACATTCGATACCACAGATACTTCAGCAACTGTTACCGTAAATAAAACAACTCATGGTCTATTGGCAGGGGATCTGTTTACATTCACCTCAGTAACTCCTCCGAGTGGTGCAGGATATGTAGCATCAGACTTTGAAACAAATACATTTGAAGTAATTACATCTTCAGCGAACAGCTTTACAATTACAATGGCTAGCGTTGCAGCAGCAACTACATCTGCTAGTGGTGCTGCTACAGTGAACCCATATATTAAACCAGGTCCATTAAATGCAACAGCAGGGTATGGTTGGGGAACAGGTACTTGGGGACGAGGAACCTGGGGATCTCCCTCAACAGTCAGTAATTTAATTATTGATCCCGCTTCCTGGTCAATAGATAATTTTGGTCAAGTTATGATAGCCACTATTAAAAATGGAAAAACCTTTTCTTGGAATCCCATAAATGCAGATTCAAATGCTTTAACTACAAGGGCGGTTGTTGTTAGCGGAGCACCAACAAAATCTGTTATGTCTATTGTATCAGATAGAGATAGACATTTAATATTGCTTGGAACAGAAACGACTGTTGGAGATGATACTACACAAGATAAAATGTTTATTAGATTTTCTGATCAAGAGAATATATCTGAATATGCACCGACATCAGTGAACACCGCGGGTACTTTTAGGTTGGACTCTGGGGTAAAAATTGTAGGAGCTGCAAAAGGTAAAGATTATATTTTAATTTTAACAGATACTTCTGCATATGTTATGCAATTCGTAGGTCCTCCATTTACTTTTTCTATAAGACAAGTTGGAAGTAACTGTGGGTTGATTGGTCAACACGCTTTACATTATGTCAACGGAAGAGTTTGGTGGATGGGACAAGCAGGTGGTTTTTTTGTATTTGATGGAACAGTTAAATCAGTTCCATGTTTAGTTGAAGATTTTGTATTTACTAATAAAGGAAATAATTTAGGAATTAACTATAGCGCAGGAGAACAAGTACACGCAGGTCTTAATCATTTATATGAAGAAATAAATTGGTTTTATCCTAAAAGTGGTTCTGAGTTAGTAGATAGAGTAGTTACATATAATTATACAGAAAACACTTGGACAACTGGATCTTTATCAAGAACTTCTTTTCACGATGCAACCTTATTTGACAATCCTTATGCATCAGAGTTTAATAGCACAGCAGTGCCAACGTTTCCTACTATTCAAGGAGTTACGAATACAAATGGTGCTTCAACATATTATGCTCATGAGGTAGGTGTAAATCAAGTTGATAGTCTAGGTAACAAAACAGCCATACCTGCTTTTATACAATCAGGTGATTTTGATTTAGGTGAGGGAGAAGTGTTTATGAGTATGAGAAGATTTATTCCTGATTTTAAAAGACTTGAAGGTAATGCACAAATTACAATTAATTTAAGAAATTATCCAACAAGCACAGCAGCGAGTTCACCTTTAGGGCCGTTTACAATTACAAGCGCTACTGATAAAGTAGATACACGTGCCAGATCAAGATTTGCTAGTGTGAAGGTAGCTAACCTTTCAACAGATCAAAGTTGGAGATACGGTACCTTTAGAGTTGATGTACAACCAGATGGAATGAGATAATGGCTAGAGTAGATATACTAATACCAGAGCCAACTTCTAATTACACAGAGGAAAACCAAAGACAAGTCACTCAGTCTTTACGTACTATGCAAGATAAGTTGAATACATCCTATCAAGAAGAATTAAAACAAGAAGTTGAGAGAATAAGTTGGTATAGTATAAGGTTTGGTTGCTAATGAGTAATTGTAATAATGTAAATCCGATAACAGGTGGAAGCACAGTTGGTGACATACCTTTTTATTTAGCTATACAGCAAGGTAAAGTTCCTGGTTATTCTATGGTTAATAAGTTTGGATATAATTCTAGTATTGGTTCAGGAGCTTTTGAAACTATTTGGGAAACAGGGGATAATTATCCTTGGCAATCTACGGCTGTTACTGTTGATGTAGTAAGTGATAATACTAATGATGATGTAGCAGGAACAGGTGCTAGAACTTTAAAAATACAAGGTTTAGATGGTTCTTATAATTTAGCTGAAGAAACTGTTGACATGGATGGAACAACCACAGTTACAACTACTCAAACTTTTTTAAGAGTATTTAGAATGTCTGTAGAAACAGCAGGATCAACTGGAAATAATGAAGGTACAATTACAGTTACTTATACAGGTGGATCTGATGTTGCTGCAACTGTAACTGCTGGTAATGGACAAACACTTATGACACTATACACTATACCTGCAGGTTATACTGGTTATTTACTATCAATGAATATATCATCTGGTAAAGACCAAGAAATGCAATTTAAATTTATACAAAAAGATAATAGTGTTGCTAACGCAGCGTTTCAAACAAAACAATTTTTAGATGTTAGGGGTGGACAGACAACTGTTATCTTTAATGCAATCAATGTAATACCTCAAAAGTCAGATATCTATGTTTCTGGAAAGGCAAGTTCTACCTCTTCTGCTTCTGCTTCATTTGATTTATTATTAGTACAGGATGGATA